TATGGAAAGGGAAAATAAATGAAAACTTATGTTGTTGAGTTAGTGAGAGTTTTTGAGATACAGTCTGATGAAGAATTAGATTGGCACGAAGTAATTATGGAAGATGAGAAACTTTATCACGCTAACAATTCGGGGCTAGAAAAGGTTATGTTAGTTTCTGCCGAGGTTAGTGTTATTGATGTTGTTGATGAACTAAAGGGAGACGATTAAATGAATGAGTATGAAATTAGATATGTTTTTGAATTGGTAAATGTAACGACCATAGGGACAGGCGAAGATGAACACCAAGCCCTAAGAGGGGCAGGTGCGAATCTAATGAACGCTGGAATTGAGTTTGACCAAGACCCAAGCGAAATTGTTATTACTAAGACAGGGGAATATAAGTAATGTATGGTTGCGGGAATGGTAAGTGTAAACCTTGTTATCCGTTTACTTATGGTTGTGAGTATTGCGGTGGCAGATTTGAAACGCCTATAGCTAACGGTGAAGTATTTGTTTGCGATAGTTGCGGTTATGTTACAGATGAGCAGTCAGACGAAATCAAGTTCGCTGATTTAGTATAAGAATAGGAAAAAGGGAAAATGAATAAATGGATACACACGCCAGAAAAGGACATCTCTTTTGAACATTGTGGCATATCTGCCTATTGGGAAAATGATGAAGTTTATTGTTCAAAGTGTCAAGAAAAACTAGAAGATTAAGGAAAAGGGAAAATGAAAATAAGGGAACTAATAGAACAACTACTAGAAACTAATGATTTAGATGATGAAGTGTTCGCTATGTATTGGGATAAAAACTATTTTGTAAATGAAATGGGTTTAGAAAACATAGAACAGAACATAAACGATATAGCTATGAAACCTATTACAGAAGATGAGTTTGGCAAGGTATGGTCAAAAATTGTTTCTAATGGTGAAAACTGGCTTTTAGATATGGGAGATAGACCTGAATTTTATTGCGGGCTACTTGATGTTGTTTGCGACACTATCACCGATGAAAGGGAGTCTAGTGAATAGCCAAGAAGAGTTTTTGCCTAAATGGTATCCAAGTACTGAGCCTAAATCTAAAGTAACAGAAAACTTTATAGCCGTAACGCTATTAGTTTTACTAACTATTTTTACGCTAGGAATCTTTACAGGTTTGCAACAGACAACTAACACACTAAAAAGGAGAGATTAGAAATGAATGATTTAGATATGTATGAGGGTGAAAACTACTATTGGTTTGGTTTCGGTTCGGTAGGGTTTCTAACCTTGGGTAAAGATACAGGTTTTATCTTTGCGGATACGATTACTGAAGCGAAAGACCGTATTAGAACTATTTACCCTAATGGGGTTCTATCTATCCGTAAAGCTATTTATGGTGAATGGGAGTGTGATAGTTTTAGCAATTCTGGTCATATTGACCACTAGAATTTGGTCAAAATCTGGTCAAAATCTGGTCATAATTTGGTCAGAATCTGGTCAAGTTTCGGTCAGGGGTAACCTCTCACCCCTCGCCGATAGCCTAGCCCCTAGCCTGAATCGGTTAGGGGTTTAGGCATAACCTAACCGCCTAAGTCTTAGCATATAAAAACGCTAAACACAACTAAAAACGATAACAATTACGATATCAAACCGTTACCGTTTCGTTATCAAAATACGCTAGGTTTACCGTCTGGCATATGCAAGAATCTAAGGGAACGGCAACCAAGCCGACACAAGAAAGGGAAAGAATGAACAAGGAACAGAAGCAAGAACTAGAGACACAGGCGCAAGATTACGCAAGGCAGATACACGCCTTAGTTAATGAGCAAGGCGGGAGTTTTGAGGTTGTTATCCATAGGACTAGCGCTTCGAATATGACTTGGTATTACTCGGTTAATCTATGGTATTTTGACGAATCTTTAGGGCGTGTTAGGTCTTGGAATCTTAACTATGTTATGAGTCAGTTTCTAGGCTTTGGAAAGCTAAAAGATGAGAGACATCTGAAAGGCGACGGGGTAGGGACTGAAAGAAGCTTTCAGACTATCTATAACCTAGGGTTAGCGGTTTCTAAGGCTTTGAATTGGGCAGACTTTACAGATATTAAGGCTCGTTTCGGTGTTGATTACGAGGAGAATCCTTGGCGTTATGCTTATGTTTATACTGATAAAGTAACGGCAGTTTACTAGAATTCGGTCAGAATCTGGTTAAAATTTGGTCAGAATTTGGTTAGAATCTGGTTCAGGGGTTAGCGGGGTTGCCTTGGGGTCGCCCCGCCCTGCCCTTGCGACACGCCCGAAAAACATAAGGCGAACAGATGTTCGAATAAAACTATCTGGCATATCCTAACAATTCTTAGCAGACTGAACACGATAAAGCAAGGCAAAACGATAACGATTAGATAAAGAAACCGTTACCAAATTGTTATGCGAATATCCTTGACTTATGCCTAGGGTTATGCTATGACCTGCCTTAAATAACCGTTACCAAATTGTTATCAAAATAGGTTGCGGTTACCCTTGGGGATATGCGAGGATATGGGTAAGTGGCAGATAGTCACCGTTAGAAAGGGATAAAGTGAACAAATTAACTAAAGAAGAATTAGCGTATGTTATCTATTGCCTAGAGGGTAGTGCAAGCGTTGCGGGAATCCAAAAGCCTTGGATATTAGACCTAATCGCTAAAGTGCAGACTATCGAAAGCGGGGTGAACTAATGAGCGAAGTTATCATTACGAAACTAGAGCAAGAAATAGCGGGAATCCTAAACAGTGGCGGGGATATCACCGCTAACCTAATCACCTTGCTTAAAGCGAAGCAAACCGAGATTGACCAAGCGGAGCGCCTAGGATATGAAAACCGAATCAATGTTGAAATATTTAGAGATAGGGTGAATGAACTAGACGCTTACCTTAACGAAAACTGGGAAGATTTAGACGGTCATAACGAGGATATTGCGGGAATCTTCAAACTAGAGGTTGAGCAAGAAACCGAGGTTAGTTTTACGATTACAGGGACGGCAACGATTAAGCACCCTAGGGGAACAGACCTAGAGGATATGGATATGTCTGAACTGATTGACTGCGACATCGTAACGAGAGATTACACATATGAGGTACAAGATTACGAGGTTGAGACCATAACAGGCAACTAACCAAAGCTAACGAGAGACCTCTAGCCGATGGGCTAGGGGTTTACTTGTTTAACAGACTGTTCCCGCTTATCTGTTCCCGCTTATCTGTTCCCGCTTATGGCTAGATATCCACGATATCGCCAAACCGCCACCCCTCTAAAACGCCCTAGGAGACCGCTAGAGAGCCTTAAGCCTTGGAATGAACTATCACACCAGCCCACCCCTGAAAGTGTCTCTACGGGCAACCTCGCAAGCCTGTTTTACCGAACATATGTACGGTAGCGTTACCAAATTGTTATAAAACACGCTTGATATCTGCCTAACAATATGCTAAGAACACACGCCGAAAGAAATAAAAAACCACCTGAAAGCGCATAGCATATCTACCCGCTAATATCAAGCGTTTTAGATAACGATTTTGAGACCTAATCGTTACCGTTTTGTTACCAAAATTGCTAGGTTTCAGGCTAGGGATATGGGACTATATAGACATAACTTAATAGTCAAACTAATCAAACTAATAAAGGGAGTTCAAGATGTTCAACACTGCAACCGAGTCCGCTAAGATTCGCAAGGCGCTAAAGGCTCAAGGCTTCGAAATTTTTAACGGTGAATACGGTTTCAAAGTTCGCACTGTAAAGGGCGATAACCACCCGCTAATGGTTTACAACCGCCACTATGGAGAGACTAACGAAGTAGCGCCTATCCTTGCAGAATTAGGCTACGAAGTCCAAGTATTCTCACCGTTTACAACTGTTATCTACGGTAAGGCGGTGAACTAATGGGATACTTTATCTGCCTAGAGTGCTATAAAGCACCCGCAACTAAAGCGGTAAAAATTAGCGGTGAGACCTATGAATTGTGTCTGCCTTGCTTAAACAAGATTAAGGCGGTGAAGTAATGAACGGCTTAACTCTACTTGTAGCGATAGGCGCTTTCTTTATCGGTAAGGCTTATCAGAGATTACTAAACCAAGCTAACGATTCAACACACGAAAGAAAGGGAAGAAGATGAAACACGAACACAAGACATTAAGGCTCATCATAGATAGCGGACACGCTTGGCTAGAGGTAGACCTTAACGAGATACCTGAAGCGGAGAAGTTTGCCGAGGGTTACGGATACCAAGACGGCGCAATCATCTACCTAGAGGAAGATTCAGAGATGCCGAGATTCCTGAAGTATTGGGAAGATAAGGGATACACGCTAACCCTAGACGAACACAACATTAACGGCGAATGGCGGGGACGCTATATGTTCGCCCGTAATGAAGCTTGGCTAACCGTAAACACCTAACAACACACGAAAGGGAAACTAATGCTTTATCCTACAAGCCTTAACCACCAAATGACCTATGGCAACGGTCAAGCGGGAGACCTACTAAGCGAGATAACCCGCCACCTATATAACCGAGAGACCAAGGCGGGAGAGTGTGGAGACACGCTAGGCGACTATCCTATGTTCAGTTACTTTAATGTTGTAACCCGCATAACTAAAGCGCCTATCTGTAAAGACTGCCTAAAGATTTACAACGCCTAACAACTAGCCACCGCTAACCCTGTAACCCTAAACGGTTACGGGGTTTAGCTTTACCCTAAACAATCAAACTCGTTAGGACACAAATGACCTAGAGGGGGGAGTGGGTAAAATTCTAAAACCGTTTCTACGACCGACACCCCGCCCGTCAGTCTTTGCGTAAAGTAGCAGTTCAGACCTTTTTAGGTGCTAGGCTTGGGGTACAAGTCAACTACGAGTCTTGGAGTGTGTATGCCTAATCCCCCGAAGCCTATTGAGCAGAAACGTCTTATCGGTAACCCTGGTAGGCGGCCTTTGCCTGATAATGCTGTTGAGTTGCCGCAACTTGACATGAGACCTCAGCCGATTCGCCCTTTGGGTGTGACTGGTACTGCGTTTTGGGATGAAGCTTGGAATAAGGGTCAGTTGTGGTTGGGGCGTACTGATGCTTGGCTTGTGCAATTGACTGCTGAGATGTTGGATGAGCGTGAAGAGTTGCGTGGGATTTTGGCGGAGCGTGTTGCTAATGGGGATTCTGATTCTTGGCGTGACCGTAGGCAGTTGCGTGATTTGGAACGTGCGTTGATTTCTAATTTGAGTTTGATGGCTTGGACTCCTGTTGACCGTAGTCGCTATGGTTTGGCTGAGGTGAAGGCTAAGAGTAAGTTGGCTGAGTTTATGGATAAGCATGGATAGTTGGCCACCTGCTTGGCTAACCCCTGTTTCTGAGGAGCAGATTACTGCTGGTAAGGGTGAAGCGGTTATTGCCTTTGCTGAGACGTTTGGGATTATTACGAAGGACTCTGTTGCTGGTAAGGCTGGGGTTACTTTGCGGTTGCGTGATTGGCAGAAAGAATTGTTGCGCCATGTTTACGCTTATGACGAGAAGGGTTTGAAGCATCGTATCAATTTGATTGGTATGCCCCGTAAACAAGGTAAGTCGGCTTTGGCTTCTACGCTTGGCGTGTATGGGTTGTTGGCTCAGGGTATCAATGGTGCTGAGGTTTATTCTTGTGCAGCTGATAAAGACCAGGCTCGTATTGTGTTTGGTGATGCGAAGAAGATGATTGAAGCGAATCCTGATTTGATGGACATGGTGAAGTTGTATAGGGATGCTATTGAAGTTCCGTCTACTGGGTCTGTGTATCGTGTGTTGTCTGCTGAAGCGTTCAGCAAGGAAGGTCTGTCTCCAACTACTGTGATTTTTGACGAAGCACATGCCCAGCCTAATCGTGAACTTTTTGACGTAATGTCTTTGGCTCAGGGTGCTAGAGGAAACATGGCTTCTATGATTGCGATTACTACTGCTGGGGTTAAGACTGACTCTACGGGTATGGATAGCATCGCTTACTCGCTTTACCAATATGGTCAAAAGGTGGCTCGTGGTGAAATTTCCGACCCAACATTTTTCATGGGTTGGTGGGAAGCCCCTGCGGAAGCCGACCATAGGCTAGAAGAAACTTGGCGTATCGCTAACCCTGGCATAGATGACATTTGTGCTTTGTCTGACTATGAGTCTGCTGTGTTGCGTACGCCTGAGTCGGAGTTCCGTACTAAGCGTTGTAACCAGTGGGTGTCTAGCCAGATTAGTTGGTTGCCTACTGGTGTGTGGGATGCTGTAGCTGCACCACAGGAGTTAGACCCTGATGCCGAGTATGTGTTGGGCTTTGATGGTTCGTTCTCAGGCGACACGACTGTCATTGTTGGTTGTCGCAAGGCTAGACATGAAGAAGATAAGCCATACATTTTCTTGGTGAAGGCTTGGGAGAAACCTGTTGATGCTGATGATTCGTGGCGTGTAGACATTCAGGATGCTGAACACGCTATCAGGGACTTTTGTGCGAAGTATAAGGTTCGTGAGGTTGCTTGTGACCCTTACCGTTGGCAGAGGTCTATGGAAGCGTTGGCTGACGAGGGTATCCCGATTGTTGAGTGGCCGTCTACTTCTGCGAAGCGTATGATTCCTGCGTGTGCTGCGTTCTTTGATGCTGTCGTTGAGAAACGTATTGAGCATGATGGCGACCCGTTGTTGGCACGTCATTTGAGTAATGCTGTTGTAAAGAGTGATAACCTTGGTGTAAGGATTGTGAAAGAGAACCGTTCTAGTCTCCGCAGAATTGATGCTGCTGTTGCAGCTATCTTGGCGTATGACCGAGCAGGGGCTAAAATAGAAAAGCGTATAGTACCCAAGTTTTACGAATAGGTGGACATGATTTCTTCAGTAGTTCAAGCAGTAGGTATCGGGGTAATCTCTATAGGTATCGGAATGATTTTTTTGCCAGCAGGTCTCATTGCGTTGGGTGCTGGAATACTTTTGTTTGGCTTGGCTTCTGGAACGGATAAATAATGCTTGAAAACCTTTTTACTAAACGGTCTATCTCTTATCAAAGCATTTTCTCTCAGGGTGGCGAGTTCGCTAACGAGAGTCAAGCTGGTGTAACGATTAATGGGCATACAGCCTATGAAGTTGTCGCTTTTTTCTCTGCTGTGAGCCTTATCAGCGACACTATCTCTACTTTGCCTGTGGATGCGTTTATTCGTGTTGATGGCGAGCGTAAGCCTTACAGACCTAAGCCAGCGTGGATTGAACAGCCAGACATTGATACTACCCGTCAGGCACATTATGGGGCTGTTGTTGCTTCTCTCCTTGTGTACGGTAACTCTTACACGAGAGTTTTTAGGGACAGCAAGGGTGATGTAGTCAATCTTGTGGCTTTAGACCCTACAAAGATGGAAGTTAGACGTTCTGCTATTGGTCGTAAAATCTTTATTTACGCTGACGAGAAAAAAACGCTCAATTCTGATGAAGTAATCCACATTTTAGACTTAGCAACACCAGGCTCTTTGACTGGACTGTCCAGAGTAGACAAATTGAAAGATGCTCTTGGTGTTGCTAATGCTTTACAGGCGTATGCAGCTCGCTTCTTCTCCCAAGGTGCGACTACTAGCGGTCTAATTGAGTATCCTGGTGAACTTACTGCTGAAGAAGCGAAAGACCTTAGAGAGTCTTTTGATTCACGTCACAGAGGTTTCCGTAAAGCACACAAGACAGGTATCTTGTCTGGTGGCGCAAAGTATGTTTCTACTACTGTTTCTAACGATTCGGCACAGTTCTTGGATTCTCGTAGGTTTGCGGTTGAAGAGATTGCTCGTGCGTTCAACATTCCGCTACACATGCTGGGTATCCCTGACACAGCATCTTACGCTTCGGTGGAGCAAAACAACTTACAGTTCATTTCACACACTCTTAGACCTATTTTGGAGAAGATTGAGTGGTCTTACAGCCGTATCTTGCCTACTACAGCGTTTATTAAGTTCAATTTCTCTGCTTTGCTTCGTGGAGACCTCAACAGCCGTTACCAAGCGTACTCAATCGCTACTCAGGCTGGCTTCAAGTCAATCAACGAGATTAAGCGTTTGGAAGATGAGCCAGCAGTTGAAGGCGGAGATGTCTTTAGAGTGCCTTTGGCGAACATTAGCATTGGTGCATCTGACTTGTCTGAAACTCAAATCAGGGTGAAGATGGCTGAAACTCTTGTGAACGCTGGCTATGACCCTGAAGCTGTGTTGATGGAACTTGGTTTACCTGAGATGCCTTATGTTGGTTCTGTGTCTGCCCAGCCGATGATGGTTGAACCTGAACAGCCAGATGACATGGATGACATGGAAGATGAGGTTGAGGATGATTAATCCAGGCACATACAACATCAAGTGTCCACAGGGCGCAACGTTCGATAAAACTTTCTCTGTCGCTTTAGATGGCACTCCAAACGATTTCACAGGTTATTCTGCTGCTTTGCAGGTTAGAGAAACCTTTGACTCTGCTACACCAGTTGTTTCGCTTACTAACGGCTCAGGTATCACTTTGGGTGGCGTTTTAGGTACTATTAGGGTTGTTATTGCTTCTACCGCTACGACAGCGATTCCAGCAGGATACTATTCATACGACTTGGAGATTACTTCTGGTGCTGGAGTGAAAGACCGCCTTTTAGAAGGTAAGTTCGTTGTCACACCAGAGATAACCAAATGACAGACATCACAGTTACTGTAGTTGAAAATGACCCTGTAATCACTCTTTCGGATGACAGGGTTGATGTCAATGTTACTGAGAGTGTTGTTACGATTACTGATGGTGTTTTGACTCCTACAGCAATACGCTGGTCACCTAACTTTCAAGCTACTGGAATGACTTTTACTGGCACAGACACAACCTATCCAACCTATAACTCGTATTTCGTGAAGGCTGGGCAACTTGTTTCTTTTTGGATTGCTATAGAGTTTGCTACTGTCACTAACTTTGGTACAGGTCAATACAAAGTTGACATGCCTTTTCCGCCTGTTGATAGCACAGCAAATCATTTTTCTGCTTGGTGTTGGGTAAACCCTGCTTTACCACCTGATGACTTGAACGGTCACATTCAACTTGTGGCAGACCACATGCCTGGCGAACAGACTCTAGATTTTCATTGGCTTCAAGCAACTACTTCTAACCCAAAACCTATTATTGAAACACTTTTGTCGCAGGGTAATCCAGTTACTTTTACTACTGCAAGCAAAATGTATGTCAATGGCACTTACATTACGGAGAGTTAAACGATGGCTGTCCCGTACCCTTCTAATCCAGCCGTAGGCGATAGTTTCACTTATCTAGGTGTTCTTTACACTTGGAATGGTGTCGCTTGGATTAGCGAGTTCACTAATACGCCTGGTGCTGTTGGTTCGGTTGCTGTTACAGCTCCTATAACTAATTCTGGTACGCCTACTGCTCCTGTGATTGGTATTAATCAGGGTGCGTTGACTATCGCTCAGTCGCAGGTAACTGACCTTGTTTCTGATTTGGCTACGATTACCTCAGATGTGTCTGGTAAGGCTAACCTTGCTGGTGGTAATGCTTTGACTGGCACTCAGACTGTAACTATTACTGGCTCTGCTGGCACAAATGTTTTAGGTTTGAAAAGCAATACGGATGGTGCAGGTAATCTGCTCAATGTTCGTTTTGAGTCTGCTAACGGCAACTTGTTTGATTTAGGTAAGAACGAAACAAGTAATCAGAGTGGTTCTTTTTATCTTTATACTGGCTCGGCTTTGCCTATTGAGTTTTACAATGGTGGAACTAAACGCCTAATCGTTGAATCTAATGGAAACATAAACATTGGTGGGGCTACTGGTGCTGGTAGTTCTTTAGCCAAGTTATCTTTGTTCAACACTGCTTCTGCAACTATCGCTCAGGTTGTGCGTGGGGCTGCTTCTCAGTCTGCAAACCTACAGGAGTGGCAAAGTTCTGCTGGCACAGTATTGGCTCGTATCGCATCTACGGGTCAACTGCTTGCACCTAGCATTGTTGGTACTGCTTTCCAGATTACTTCTGGTGGTATTTTTTCTAATGGCTCTACTTCTGCCCCTGCTAACGTTCAAGCCTATTTTTTATCTACGGCTGCTACTAACGCAGGTTTAGTTGTTCGTGGGGCATCTTCACAATCTGCGGATTTGCTTGAACTACAAAACAATTCTGGAACAGATTTACTTAGTGTAAATGCTTCTGGTGGATTACTAATAGGTACAACTCATCTTGCAGGTGCAACACCAGGCTTAGGCCAAATGAGAACTTCAACTAATACAGGTTTGAACTATGTTGATACGACAGCAAATGATAGCGCAGGTACAGGCCCAGGATATACTGCTAGGCGTTCAAGGGGTACTTTAGCTGCACCTACACAAGTTCAATCTGGCGATTTGTTATTTGGTATTTTTGCTCAAGGCTGGCATGATGCTGCTGGATTTGGCGGTAACAGTGCGGCTATCCGCATGCTGGCCAATCAAAACTTTACTACGACTGCTCTTGGTTCTAGCATGGTATTTGAAACTGCTTCTGATGGCACTACAGGCAGATTAGAGCGCATGCGTGTTACTGGTTCTGGAACGGTATCTATTGGCACTACTTCTTCACTTGCTCAATTAGGTGTTGTTTCTGCTAGTGCATCAACTAAAGGGCAAGTTATTCGTGGGGCAGCAAGCCAATCGGGTAACTATTTAGAAATACAAAATAGTGCTGGCAGTGTGCAAATGTATGTTGATGCCAACTTAAATATTCGTGCTATTGGTGCTATCGCATTGGGTAACCTTGCTTTAGGTGCAGGGCTTATTTCTGGCCAAACAACTTCAGCTAGCCAGATTGGTGCTGTTATTCGGGGTGCGACCTCACAAACAGCAGATTTGCAACAATGGCAAAACAGTGCTGGCGTAGCAAACCTAAAAATAAACTCTATCGGTGACATAAACGGAACAATAGTAAACGGCTCATACCCGATAACCTACAACATTATGACTGGGCATAACCCAGAAGGTAAACTCACAGCCAACCCTATGCTGGTCAATGACATTGCTTACGCTCGTTTGCGTGGTTCAACATTTACTTGGACTGGACTAACCCCTTCAAGCTCAGACATTGATGCAATGTTCAATGCTTCTTCGTCTTTCTGGAATGTGGCGGCAGGTTCTTTTCCAAACCCACAGGTAATTGAATTTACTTCACCAGTAACTTTGACTTACGGTGCTTTCTTTGGTATTTCTTTTGGTAACTCTGGTTGGGCTGTAAGGGACATCACTCTTGAAGCGTTTTCTGAAGGTGTTTGGAAAACTGTAGCGACAACTACCAGCAACAACTCTGAAGTGTTTATGGGTGCTATCCCAACTAACGCTGGCGTTGGAACAACCAAGTTTAGGATTACTTTAGCCACGCCACTTGGTGCTGCTGTGCGAATCACCCACATTTTTGCCTATAACTTTGCTTCACCTCTTGCCAAGCAGATTTATCTTGGTCGTGATGGTGGCACAATGTTTGGTGATGTCTATGGTTCTGGTAAGACTATGGGCTTTGGTTTTGGTCGTTTTGGTTCTGACATTAACTGGACTGATAGCACTGCTTTGAAGGCTACTGCTGTTTCTGCTGGTGATAGAGCTTTGATTGTTAAAGGCGTTGCAAGCCAGACCGCTAACTTGACTGAATGGCAGAACTCGGCAGGGTCAATCTTGGCACGAGTAGCTGGTGATGGTCAGTTTGTCAGTGGTCAGCAATTTACTGCTCAGGGCGGCTTAGATGTTACTGGTGGTGGTAATGGTTTACGTTCTATCGCAGGTGCGGCAACTGTTATCCCTTTACTTGTGCGTGGTGCATCTGCTCAAACCGCTGACTTACTAGTTGTGCAAAACAATAGCCTAACTACCCAATTTAGGGTTGACCCTAATGGTATGACCATTGCTAACTCTCTAGGTGTCGCTGGTTCACCTTCAGGTATTTCTTACGCTTATTTCACTACTCCTTCGGCTTCTGCTAAACCTGTGGTTGTGCGTGGTGCTGCTTCACAAACTGCAAACCTTCAAGAATGGCAAAACTCTGCTGGCACAGTATTAGCAAGGGTTGAATCATCAGGTAACTTTATTATTGCTGGTATTGGTGTTACTTCTGGTGACCACCGAGTTGGCACTTCATCTTATTTTTCTGCTGCTTTGAATGTCTTGGCTAGGGCTACTACTGAGAAGGGTCTTGTTGTTCGTGGTCAGCCATCTCAAACTGCTAATCATTTTGAAACTCAGGACACTTCAGGTACGACTCGTTTTTACATTGATGCCGCTCATAACGCTAATTTTAGCTCTGCTTCTTGGGTGCAAAACTCTACAGGTAAGTTGACTCTTGGGCTGACTTCTGCTTCGGCTGTTGGGTTGACTGTGCGTGGTACAGGTACTGGTGGTGTTTATACTCAGACTGCCAATTTGCAGGAGTGGTTGTCTTGGGATGGTTCAACACCAACAACTTTGTCTTACATAAAGCCAGATGGTTCGCTATACATAAACACAAACGCTAACGCTACTGGTATTTACTTCAAAGGCACATCTTCTGACCAAAGCATCAGAGCAAACGGCAATGACCTGTTTATCACTCCACGCTTTGACCTTATTTTCCAGCCGACAGATACTACTGGAAGGCTAAGACCAGCAAATGATAATCAAGCCGATTTGGGTACATCTGGTCAAAGATGGAAAAACATTTATGGTGTAGGTGCAACACTAAACGGTTTGACACTTTCAGGTACTACATCAACTATCACTCTGAATGGTTCTGTCGGTACTTCAGGTCAAGTTCTAACTTCTGCTGGTGCAGGTGCAACACCTACTTGGACAACCGTATCTGGCGGTACGTTTACAGGTGGAACACTAACAAGCAACCTGACCCTAGCCGCAGGAACAACAAGCCTATCCCCACTAACATTCCAGTCAGGAACAAACCTGACAACCGTTACTGCTGGAGCAAACGAGTATGACGGCACAGTTTTCTATCAGACATCAAACATCACACCTGGTAGAGCATTAAAGACACAGAACTACTATTACATCTCCAGTTCAGATTTCGCCATTGACTTTTCTGAGAGTGGTGCAGTTCAAAGCATGATAGGTGGCCCAACAACAGGCATTACTGTCGCTGCTGGAACAACGTATGAATACGAGATAGAACTTGCTGTGCAACACCAGTTCTTAGTCAACTCAGGTATTACAGGAACATTCCAGATAGTGAATAGCACTGTGAGCGGTTCACCTACAGTAGCAGTGACAAGTTATGTTGACTATGGAAGCAACACAACATCTTTCGTTACTGCAACAACCATGTCTAGCGTTAGAACTACAGGTAGCGTAACCTTTATCCCTACAATTTCGTCAGGGTCAAGATACGCTATTCTTAGAGCCAAAGGCGTTATCAGGGTTACAGGCACAGGTACAACAAAGATTTATCCAGGTCTGTCAGCTTCAGGAACTAACGACAACGCTTGGACTGTCGCTTCAGGGCTAATCTTCAACTTGACCCCTATCGGCAACGGCACAGTAACTACAGTAGGAACGTGGGCATAATGAATGAAATAAACAACTTTTTAGCGGAATGGAAACAGGCTAACTACATCAATCCTGATGGTTTGGAAGCAGCCTATAACGCTATGATTATCTTGGCGGCTAAATTAGAGTCGCTAGAACAACAGGTTGCAACTCTGCAATCCCTACAAGAAGGAAACTAATGTCATTTAACGTATCTAACGAAGCAAAGATTCAGTTGCTTACCCAGCGCATTGAAGCCTTGAACCTAGAGGGCTACCAGCACGAGCTAAACAAGAAGTCTGCCGAATCTCTAGGTAACGCTGAACTTGTTGAACAGTCAAACACTGCTATTGCTGTAATCCAGTCTGCTATCGCTGTTCACGAAGAAGAACTAGAAGATTTAGCCTAATTTTTAGGAGTACATGTAATGGAGTCTAGGGCTGTGGCAACCTATAAGCCAACACAAGGAATGAAAACGGCTGCGGCTAGGGCTTTGCGTTGGAAAGAAGAAGGCAAGGCTACTGGTGCTGGCACTCCTGTTGGTTGGGGTAGGGCTACAGACATTGTGGCTGGCAGGTCTATGTCTCTCAGCGTGGTCAAACGCATGTACTCATTCTTTTCAAGACATGAAGTAGATAAAAAAGGTAAAGATTTCTACAACACCGATAACCCTAGTAACGGCAGAATAATGTGGGATGCTTGGGGCGGAGATGCTGGCTTTAGTTGGAGTCGTGGTATTGTTGATAGAGAGTCCGATAAGCAAAGGAATTTGATGAGTGATGTAGTTTTAAGGGCGAACAGTAGAGCCGAAAAGATTATGGCAAGTTTACGCAGAATCAATGGTTTGAAGCCTGAACCTGAGACTCGTGTTTCTAATGCAGAGTTTGAGATTCGTGCTGTTGGCGACAAACTAACTTTCTCTGGTTATGCAGCTGTGTTCAATAGTGATAGCCAGCCGTTGCCTTTCATTGAGCGTATCGCTCCTGGTGCTTTCAAGCGTTCTCTTCAGTCTCGTAATGATGTGAAGTTGCTTTGGAATCACGATTCAGGTGAGCCGTTGGCTTCTACTCGTTCTGGCACTATGCGTTTGTTTGAGGACTCTAAGGGTTTGCGTGTTGAAGCTGAACTTGCACCTACCACAAGAGGGCGAGATTTGAGTATACTTATGGAACGTGGAGACATTGACAAGATGTCTTTCGGTTTCAATGTCCAGTCCGACTCTTGGTCTCCTGACGGTAGCGTTAGAACTTTAGAGTCCGTAAGATTACTAGAGGTATCAATCGTGACGTTTCCCGCCTATAATTCCAGTGTCGCTCAGGTTCGTTCTGTAGATGCTGTTGATGTAGAGAAGTTGTCTGATGCTTTGTTGGCGTTAGAAACTGAAGATGCTCTTACTCCAGACCAAGCAGACTTGCTTCAGAATGTTATCAAGCAGATGACTAAGGGCGAGAAGGTTGAAGAACCTGTGGTTGAAGAAGTCAAGGAAGAGCCTACACCTGAAGTAAACCTGCTAGTATTGAAACAGTTGAAACATGAACTTGAAGGAAAGATGCTCTAATGGCTACTAAAGAACAGATTATTGCTGCTATACTGGAAGTCGCTGGTAACCCTGCTGCTGGCGAAATTAAAGATTTGTCTGAAGCGTTTGCTGATGCTATTGTTGCTATTGACACCCCTGCTAAAGAAGTCAGGGTTGTTGAAACCAAAGAGACTCGCTAGTTATTCCCTTTTCTAGCGACCGCCCCATCAAGTTAATCCCTTTTCTTGGTGGGGCTTTTCTTTTAACGTATTATTTTTGGTCACTAAACTTAAGTATGTAGTTGAGTGTCAGCACCGCTACACCTGTTGAGTGTCAGCACCGCAGAAATCCCCCATTCATTTATTTATAGGAGACTTCCATGTCTGAATTTATTAAAATCCAGCAAGAAGCCCGTAAGTCAGCATACGAGCAAGCTAAGGCTTTGCTTGACAATGCAGCATCTGAGAAGCGTGACCTTTCAGGTGAAGAAACACAGACTTACGAGCGCATTATGGCTGACATTGACGAAAGAGCAAAACTCATTGACTCAATCAAGGCAACCGCAGAGCGTGAAGAAAGAGCTGCTGAAGCTGCTAACTCATTCCGCCCAACCGAGACTGCTGTTTCAGCAGACTCTGACATCCTTCGTTCAATCGCTATGGGCGACCGTAAGGGTTACGAGTTTGCTCCAGAAAAGCGTACTCTAGTTGGTTCAAGCAACACAGTTCCAGAGTCTTTCTACAACCAGGTTTTCCAGGTTGCAAGACTTGTAGGCCCTATGTTGAACACAAGCCAGATTTTCAACACAACATCTGGTGAGAGCCTAACTATCCCAACTCTAACTGCTCGTTCAACTGCTGCTATCGCTACTGCGACTGCTGCTATTGGTGCAAGCGACCCGACATTCTCAAGCATCACCCTTGGAGCGTACAAGTACAGCTTCTTGGTTGGCGTGGCGAATGAACTTATCGCTGATGCTGGCTTCGACCTAACATCTCTTATCGCTGAACAGGCTGGTAACGAGATTGGTTATGCAGTAAACCGAGACCTAACTGTAGGTACTGGTACTGTACAGCCATTCGGTCTATCAACTCAGGCTGGTTCTGCTGTTACAGGTGGAACTGGAGTTGCAGGTGCTTTCACTTACGACAACCTAGTTGACCTTGTATACAGCCTAGATGGTTCTGCTCGTGCGCTACCAGGTGTTGGTTTCCAGATGTCAACTTCTTCACTTGGTGTTCTTCGCAAGTTGAAGGATGGTGCAGGTAACTACATCTTCGTTCCAGGTACTGCTGGTGCGCCTGACCAGGTGCTTGGCTTCCCTGTATACGAGAACCCTGCTGTAGCAGCTGTGGCTACTGGTGCTAAGTCTGTATTGTTCGGTCACCTACCTTCATACAAGGTTCGTGTTGCTGGCGGTATTGACATTGCACAGTCACCTGACTATGCGTTCAACCAAGACGTAACCACTTTCAGAGTGAAGATGCGTGTGGATGGTAACCTAACCCACGCTTCACACGTCAAGTACTTCAAGGGTGCAGCAAGCTAATCCTTTGAGATAGACGGAAAACCCCCTAGGTGTGCGTAGGCATCTGGGGGGTTTTCTTATGCTATTCTATTGTTACCTACGAGAAAAAGGAAATCCTATGTCAAAGTTAAAGGGTATTGTTTCTGTTGCTTCTAATAGCCCATACATTCCTACTGGTTATGGTGTTCAGGCTGGTTATCTGGTTGAGCGTTTGAAGCGTGATGGCGTGAATGTTGCTGCGCTAAGTAATTTCGGTTTAGAGGGTACTAATAGTACGTTGAAAACTCCTTTTGGGGAGATACCTCATTATGCTCGTGGTTTTGAGTCTTACAGCAATGATGTGACTGCTATGAATCATGTGCATCACGCTAACACTGTAAACAAGGGTAGAAAAGATAAGTTGAAGGACTTGTTGATTACTTTGTATGACGTGTGGGTGTTTAAGGGTAAGGCTTACGATAATTTGCCGAGGATTGCTTCTTGGACTCCGTTAGACCATGTGACTATGCCACCTGCTGTGTTGGCTTGGCTTCGTAAACCTAATGTTGTGCCTATTGCTATGAGTCCTCATGGTGTACGTCAGATGGAAGAGAATGGCTTGGAGTGTGAGTACATTCCTCATGCTGTTGACACTAAGGTTATGAAACCTACTTATAAGGTGAATGGTGTTGAGACTCGTAAGTGGATGAATTTGAAGTCTGATGATTTTGTGGTGGGTATGAACGCAGCTAATAAGGCTGGTGGGCTTTTGCATCGTAAGGCGTTTGCCGAGAACATTATGGCTTTCAGTATTTTTGCTAAGGATAAGCCTGATGCGAAACTGTATTTGCATACAGACCCGTTTGGTGGTGCTGGTGGCTGGAATCTGTTTATGTTGTGTGAGTCTATCGGTATTAGACCTGAACAGATTTTGTTCCCTGACATGGCTGACTACAAGTATGGTATTCCACCTGAGACTCTTGCTGCTTTCTATAC